CAGAATTGCGTGAAATTTGGGAAAAGATTGATGGTAAATTTGATGAAAAACATTTATTGGTCAAATGTTTTATGAAGGAGGAGGAATATGATAGTTTTAATAAATGCTTGCGTGGCATCTTTTCCAGAACTGACGAATTCAAAACGCTGTTTGGGCCCATAGTTAAAAGAATTGAGAACAAAGTTTACAAAAATAAACATTTCATTAAGCATATTCCCGTTGCTGAAAGAATGAAAATATATTTATGGATTGTTAGAAGGCAATGGTAAGATCTATGAAACAGATTTTACAGCATTCGAATCAACATTCACTAAAGAAATGATGCAAATTTTTGATTTTCAATTGTTTGATTACATGGTGCAGCATATAAAAGATGATAGTAAGAAACTTTGTCATAAGTTGGGTAATAAGAACACACTTAATTTCAAAGAATATTCTTATGAGATCGAAGCGATGAGAATGTCTGGTGAGATGACAACAAGTTTATTTAACGGTTTTGCTAATTATGCAATATTGAATTTTATTACTTGTGCTGTGAAACAGTATTATGATAAGACGGGTTTAGTATTGCATACAATAGACGACATCGATGTCGTTTATGTTCCAGGCCTTCAATTGGTTGTTGAAGGTGATGATGGTTTATTCAGATTTGATTATGAAATTGATGATCATTTGTTTCAAGAATGTGGTTTTTCTGTTAAGTTAGAAGAACGCCAAGACATTGCTAGCTCTATGTTTTGTGGTCTACTTGGTATTGAAGGTTCTAAAGCTACTTTAACTAACCCAATCAAACAATTAATTGGACTTGGTTGGGTTGGTTCTAGATATGTGAATGCTAGAGACACTACTGTGACTGCATTACTGAGAGCCAAGGCAATGTCAATAGCACATCAATTTCCTGGATGTCCCATCATTAATTCTGCAGCCAAATCAATTCTGCGATTGACTAAACACCAACATTCTCATATGTTGGATTTGGTACATAAAACGCAGTACATGGGTGATTTATACAAATACGAACAATTCATCAAATTTGGAAATGAAGTACCTATTGTTG